AAAGCGTAGAGTAGCTGCGTCTCTGTAAATCCTGAACTTCTTGCAAGTTTCTGCAGTGAGTCCTCTTCTTTTGAGGGCTTCAGGTTCTCCTCTAAATGTGACATTTGTCATTTTGCGTGTTGACTGTGATTTAAGATTTATACCCTCTGCGGGTGTGTACTTGTGACATGAGAAACAGAACTTGTGACCATCAGAGTAAACTGAATTAGCATCTGATGAGCCACAATGATCACATGGTTCATGTGCCACAAATTCTGATTCGTCCATTATGTTAACCAATCAATTGGTAATGAATGATATGCACACCAAGGGATGTCATGTTTATCACACCACTTGGCGTAGGTAGTTTTTGAATGTTTTGAGATTTTATTGTAGGGTGATTGAAACACCATCCTTAAATCTAAGTCTGGGTTGTCCTTTTTTACTGCAGCAATCTTACGTCTGTCTGTTGCGTCCCAGTATCCTTTTGTTTCAAGGTAGACGTGGTTTGGAAGTATAAAGTCGGGATGATAATTATGCTGTATAGTATAAGGAATCTTACAAGATTCATATTCATAAGTAACTCCTAGATTAGTGAGTAGGTTAGCTACCTGCTCCTCCAACTTAGACTTAAATTTAATTTTCTTATTCTCTTTTAATTGATCATAGGCTCGTTGAGCCCATACAATTGGATCTTCTTCAGAAGTCTTCCTCTGTCTCTTCTTCGGCATTTTCTACAGGTGGTTCGGTGGTTTTGAAGCCTTTAGTCTTACCGAAAAGATCAGCTACTTCATCCTCACCCAACTCTCCAGAATCGACACCAGCCCCATCAGATTTAACTGACACAACTTGAACACCAACCAGCTTAAGAGAGCTGCCATAGGTAATCCCGTCCCGTAGAATATAAGGTTTTTGGAAGAAACCCAATTTAACAGTAGATCCTGCATATAATGGTACCTTCTTATCAGTAACGGGTGATCCCTCTGTGTCTACCACAGGAGGTCTCTTATCCTCACCCCAAGAGAATTTAATTTTATATTTTCCATCCGATACTTCTTCCCAAGGTGTTGGTTTTAGGGTAGCTCTCTTCGGATTCTTGAGCTTAGACTCTGCCCATCTTAGGACATCAGCCCTCTCTGTTTCTAGCTTGTCAGCGAGGTCTTCGCCAACCACAGCCGAGAGTGAATAACCAAACTTTCCCGGTTCGAGAATAGCTTGAAATCCCTCAAGTGTAACTTCATCCGTAACGTGTACGTTCTTAGGCATTTTAACAAAAAAAGTAAGTTG